CAATCCTAGCTTCTTTTGATATTCAGGTAGTCCTTCATTTGCACGATCAATAAACCAAAGGTATGGTTCACCAGTTTGCATACGCAATTCTAGCAGTTTCATCCAAAGAGCCTTAGCAGAAACAACCTCAGTTACTTTACCGCTGTGTGGTTGAACCAGTTCCCACGAATCATCTGCTGTTGGGTCAATCATGCATTTTTCAATAATCTGCATGAACTTGTCACTGATGTTCACGCCATGATTCAAATTCAATGTACGCATATTTTGATCACCAGTTGGTTTACGCATTTCTAAAAATTGAGTAATATCTGGATGACTGATATCTAAGTAAGCAGCATAAGAACCCCTGCGAGTTGTACCTTGTTTATACGCCAAACTAGATGCATCATATACTTTTAAGTGCGGCATTACACCTGCTGATTTATCATCACAACCACGAATACCTACATGTACTCCTACCCCACCACCCATCATAGATAGCCAGTTTGTTTCAGATAGATTGTTAACCAAACCCTCAGATGTATCATCCAAGAAATTCAAGTAACAACTAATTGGTAGTCCACGCTTGTTTCTACCAAAAGATAGAATCGGTGTAGAGTATGATAACCAATGCTTAGAGGCATAGTCATAAAGACGTTGAGCATGTGCTTCGTCTGTGGCGAAAGATTGTGATACAAAAGCAAATCTATCTTGAGGTGATTCCTCATCCTCTCGCATGTACGATTCTTTTAATCGTTTCAAACCAAGTTCATCGAACAATGAATCTCGGGTGTAATCTTTCTTAATTTGCATTTAGTCTTCCTCTGTTGTTGTCGCATATTTATCTCTAGATTCTAACAATGCCTGTGCATCTTCTGTTTCGTATCTAGCACGATAAATGTCTTCTGTTAATTTACTTCCACTTGCTTTATCAATAGCAGGTCTACTTGCGTAACCACTAGTGATCCAAGTTTTATCTAATCGTTCCTCTCCCACCCATCGACTACACACAACAATTTCATTGAAACGGTTTCTATGCTGCAAACCATCTTGCCTTTGGTATGGTCGATCTACATTCATTCCTAAGGAATAAAGAAAGTTCTTAAATTCTTCATCCCTGTTTTCAAACTCACTTGAGTAATTTGGCATTACTTTAATAATCTCTGATTCAGAAATAATACATAATGCTACGATTGCATTGGGGCGAGTTGCTGGTTTTTTATTCATTGTTACTACCTTTCAGAATAAACGAGAGTCCTATTATATCACTGCTTATTGGTTAAATCAAGGTTATCTTGATCTTCTGGTTCATCTTTAATACTATGTAGTTCACGGTGTTCGTTTACTAATTTAATAGCAACAGAGTAAATCGTTACGATTACAAATACTAAAACTAATAGACTAATTATTTGCATTACAATCATTTGTTATCCTTTTGTTTAAGTTCAGGGTCTAGCATAAATTCTAGTAGGAACATTGCATTAACGGCTACAGCAGCCAAATGCGGCATATCCGGTACACTACTATCAGGATCATACACTTCGCCTCTTCTATGGGCTTCTAAGTGCCTGTAAAGAGCATCTAAATATCGCTGTTCAGCACCTTCTACCTTCTTCCAGTTGTTACGCTCTTTATACTTCTTAAGACCAACTGTAAGATTCTTTGCAACTTGTTCCAACGCATAAGGTGGAATTAAGCTATATTGCAACTTATCTTGATCATATTTAGTACCTATAGGTTGATCTTCTTGCGTTGTAATAGTACTTGTAGGTTGCCAATCCTGCATTTGCTGTGTAGCTGATCTTAAGTCTACTGTTGAAGCTGGTACAAAATGTAAAGGTTTAGGATCATCACATTTCATGATTAGATTAGCATTGTAACAAAGAACTGCCTTATTTCTAAAAGCACAATCTTTGCATGTATCAACACCATCATCTTCTACAGGTGTGTATTGTTTACCATCAATCATAATGTTGTTTAAACTCATGATTAATCCTCCTTAAAACCATTCAGTAGTAAATCCGCAGGAATGCAATTAGATAAGTCGTTAGATTCAAAATCAATTGGTTTCATAACCTTATCATTCCAATTCTTAATAACAAATAGTTCGTATTCTGAATTGTATTCTACAGTAACAGGAATACCATCTTCTTCATACTTCTGTGCAGTTTGAATTGCAATTAGTTCTTTTGAAGGATACTTTGTTAGATTATTGTATGCAGTATCTCGCATAGCTTTTCTAACATCTACGCCAAGGTATTCAAGCTTTTGCATCAAACCTAATGCAGTGACCATTACATCCATTACACCGTCTAGTACTTCTTTTACATTATTCTGATCAATACCTTTATCTTTAATCTCTTTTGTTTCCTCTAGGATTAAATTGTACTGAAACTCAATATCCTTTAAGCTACCTAGTTTATCTTTACCTGCGATATCATTAAATGAATAGCAATCCATTTGAAATTCTAAAATATCATAATCGTCTGTCATAGTACTCCTTTACTAAGAAAAAATCCCCGGCTGTTAACCGGGGTGTGAACTCAAATTGTAAGTGCTAGTATAGCACAAGTTTGTTACATCAACAAGCTTTTACGCTTTTCTTTTGTAGTCTTCGATGTTCTGTGACGATGTACAGCACCGCATTCACTGCAACGCATTTCATCAAACACATTCAACGATGTTTCTACTGTACGACCTGTAGCTTCAACTTCTGAGCTACCACATACACGGCATCGTACCAAATCATCATTGTAATACAAAGCTGCGTTGAAGTCTGAACCTGCACGACCTAATTGACGAGTCCGTAGATAAACTTCATAGAGTAGATCAACGTCTTGTAGGCAATATTCTACCATCTGCTCCATCGCTTCTTCATCACCTTCTTGTACTTTACGCCATAATGAAATTCCACCAGTGCTAATCTTGCGACCTAGACCAAAGAATTCACCGATTGCATCTAAGCGATTGCTAGGTAGTTTCAAATACTTCTTTGCTAGTTGCAATGTATCTAACACTTTGACTTGTGGTAGTGGAGGAAAACCATTATAGATTGCTCGTGCCTGAACTACTTTGTGATCAAAACCCATACTATTGTGTGCAAGTACAGCGTCTGCTTGTTCATACAGTTCAAATAACTTTGCGATAATACGAGAGTCGTCTTTATTTAGTACTTCTTCTGCTGAAAGATAAATACTTTGAGTAACATTACTACCCAACCAGCGCCAGCAAGCACACAAAATCCAACCACCGTTATCGAGAATGTTATCTTGTGATAAGTTAACTTTGAATCGACCAAAGGTAAGAGCAGTAGCTGCTGCAGTTTCAGTATCAAATACTAAAATCTTTGGACCTTCTGTTTGCTTAAATGCTACGTCTTCTGGGTTATAGAAAGGTTTAGGATCAGCAATCCAACGATTCCAAATATCATTAACAGTAGATTTACCGATACCTAACTCTTGTGCAACTTTACGACTACTGATACCAGCACCTGTCATTCTTACGACTTGTTCTACGATATAATCTGAATGCTTCATTCTACATTTCCTTCCGTTACGGTTGCATGTTCTTTCTTAATCCAATTTAGCGCATTGAATTGACCACCTTCTCTAGCCCAATATGCTTTGTCTTCGATAAATTCTACTTTGAACTCTTCACCGATTCTTTTAGCATACCATAAAAGTCCATCATCGCAGTCTATTACTTTGATTTTCATGTTACTCCTTTATACTGTTGATAATATCTCGGATTGTATCATAAGTGAATTGCCTTGTCAATACAGCAGATTGAAATGACTTCTTTCTCTCTGTAGCATTTTTACCTGCAGATTTACCTAAAGCAATCAGTACTAAATCTTTTTGTGCTTCTTTTAGCTTATTAAATTCAGTGTTAATTTTTTTGATCCAACCATTATGACGATATCTACCATCGGGTTCTTTTTCAAGGTAATCAGCGCATTCTCTGAGTAAGGTAGGTAGATCGTTAGGATACCACCAAGCAATCAAACGTGTGAATGCATTCTCAGCCTTACCTGCAAACGCATTTACTTGACGATGCAATACACCACGGACAAATTGAGTTTCATCGTGTGCGTGATCAAGAACGTGCTGTTTAACTGGAATTTCTAAACCAGTTATAGCGCACTTATTATCTTGTTCTTTTGTAAGTAATTCTCGTACCTTTTTAACGTCTGCTGTGTTATAAAGGTCAATCGTCATGTTCTAACAACCTTCGCTCTAATCGGTCAATGATATCATCCATTTCACCGATTACAGCTTCTAACTTGCAAATCTCTTCGGCGGCTTCTTCAAGTAAGTCAGAGATTCTGTCGGGTTTACCTTCCTGCACTGACTTTCGAGAGTTGATACTTCTACGAATCTCTGCACGTTTTCTTAAACGATAAATTAAAGATTCTTCTGGTTTCATAAAATAATACCTCTTTCATCCATAAAATCATACACACTACTAGGATCATTCCAACTGCGTTTCATGTATGCACACTTCCAATAAAGGTCTAGCATTTCTTTCCAAGTTGCAACATGTTGTTTACCATGACAATCTGTATACTCAAATTGTTCGGGGTATAAACGCTTGAATTCATTGAACATGATCTGCATAATTTCTTTTTCTGTACTTGCATCTTGCAGCACTTTCATTGCTTTGACAGGTCCATAACTTACATTGGATAACTCATAACCTTTATATGTATCTGCAGTATCACCAGAAAGAACTTGTAGTGCTAAGAATTTTAAACCATTACCTTTTACAGCAGATTTTTCTTTTCGTAGTGTACCTACGTCTGGGATTAGTTCAATCGTGGGGTTTTCTGCAGTCCAGTTAAAGAGGTGAATTCCTTGACACTGGTAGCTATCCTTATCTACGCTTGCTAACACGGCTTCCTGACCGCTATAGAGGGCTTCGTAAGCACGTATGGTTACTACATCATCTACTTCTAGACCGTTATCAACAACCTTTGCTTTGTACTTGCGTCTTAGATGATTTCTAACTGCAGTTAAATGCACAGGTTTGATGTTATCTTGTCTGTTGTCTTTATATGGTGTAGGTAAAGGTAGATCATGTCTAAAGGTTTTACCGCTGCCGATGTAGATTTCAAGTTCATCACACCATGTTGATTCTAGAAGTTTTTCAATGCTCTTATTGACAGTACCTACAGCAAATGAAATATCTACAGGATGTTGATGATCTGTAATTTCATAAGCTTCAGGTTTAAACTCAATCTCTTTGTCTGCTAAAAACTTCTTGAATTCAGTTCTTGTACCAAATTCTTTTTCTCTACCTGATTTTAAATGCTTTGCAATAATCGTGCGAGTTTCAGCAGCGGCAGCATGTTTGTACGCTACTAAGTCACCATCTACGATTAAGAGTCTTTTACTCATAGGCTCTTCTCCTTAAAGAAAAACCCGAGGGTATTAGCCTCGGGTAAATATTAGCTTCGGCTAATGTCGATAGCTTTCAGAATTTCATCTGATTTAGCTTTCAATTCATCAACCTTGTTTTTAACAATTGCTTTTGCTACTGCACTAACGATTGCTGGATCAAGACCCGATTCTTTAGCTTCATCTTTGATTTCCTTAGCTTCTTCAGCTAGTGATTGCTCTTCAGTATAAATACGAACTAATTTTGCGATTGCTTCTTTTTGATTCATATTAATCCTTCTTAGTAAAAACTGCTTTGCTGAATACGGTTAGATTCAATAGAACTACCGCTGCCCACTGATAGAAACCAAATGGGATTGCTAGAATTGGAAACAATGTATTTAGTGACCAAATAATAGCAAGAGGTCCAAAGATGATTAGTAAAATTGCAAATACAAGCAACGCTACGATTGTCATAATATCCTTATTTTGTTTTGTCATGTTAACCTTTCAATCAAAACGGGATTTCATCATCATCTTCAGCAGGTGTTTCAACCTTAGCACGAGCTTTTGGTTTAGCTTCTGCCTTCTCTGCAGCTTTAGCTTTTGGAGCTTCTGCTTTGGGTTCATCATCAAATTCATCACCGGGATTGTAGCTTGAACCTTCGTCTGGTACATATTCAATCATTGAAGTAACTAGTACGTTCTTTAGATATAATGATGTAGTACCATTGGTGCGCTCAAACTTATCAATACTGATTGAACCATAAGAACCATTTGCAGGTAATTTACTATTGGTAACATCAACGAGTGTTTTACCGACTTTCTCAAAGACTTTTGGCTTGTACAAATCAGGTACTTCTTTACCAGTTTTACCTAGTTGAGTTGACTTGCGTAGAGTTACTACCCAAATGTTTTTACCTGCATCTTCTGGTGGTGCTACTTTGTAGATACCTTCGAATTCAGCAGTCTTTACTTTCTTGATTGAAGTTTTGGCATCAATATTCTTAGCGAATTCTTCGTACTGATCTAGTACGTCTTCATCCGTGATCGCTACTGAAGCTTTCCATTCATCTGGCTTTGCTGGCTCTCCGGGTTTAACGTAAGCTTTTTGAGGCTTGTTAAGTGACACATAGAGAAGCATACCTGTTAGTTTTTGCATAATATTTCCTTTCGACTATTAATAAAAGACTCTACCATAACGGAGGTAGTGACCGAATCACAATTATAACAAACTGCAAATGCTTTGTCAATACTTAATTGACTTTATTTTGGTGGACAACAACGGGAATCTAACCCGCTTCTTCCCCCTATGCTATTAGGGAATTTCATACCAGCATCAGGTAATTGACACATCATGTCCGTGTTTGGTGGGTCAGACTGGACTTGAACCAGCACTATCTCGATTATGAGTCGAGGGCTTCACCTTTAAGCTACTGACCCAAAATAATTTCTGTTGTACTAGAAATTGGAACTTGTCTTACATATTCGTTTTCAGCTTTTCTATTTGCCCAAGGTTTTAATGGATATTGTAAAATGATCGAATCTCTAATTATTACAGCACGATTACATAACTTGTTCAGTTGCACATAATATACAACACAGTTGTCTGAAACATGAAATGGAATCTTATCATAAAGTTCTTTATCATGTCTCCACTGGTAATCTTTTCTTTCAATACAATTTATCTCTCGAAATGGAAATTTTGTATCTGTTTGCCAATTACCGTGTCTCACTTCAATTTCCCAACAGTATTGTACTCTGGAATCCTTATCTAAAGTAAGCAAGTCAATGCCATATTTATTTGGATTCTCAATTGTATCATACTTTGCCAAGTGCTGATTGAGATATTTTAACATTGCAGATTTACCTGCATTGTCATAAATAGCATGTTCAGATGCATCGAACTGTTTTAAGTGTCCCTGCATCTGTCTAAAGTTATTCGTAGACAACAATGGTTTTTTCTTGTGCAGTTACAAACTTAAAACCTTGGTATTCTGAACCATAGTGTGATGCATACCAACCATAGAATTTTACAAAGCATGTTTCACCATCTTTACTAAATTTCCATACACACCAATAGTCAGAACCTTGATCTTCACCACCATAACTATCTTCAACTGTATAAACAATTAATTGATTGTCAAGTGCAGTTTCAGTATCATCATCGCAGTATTCTTGCATCATGCATTTTAAAGAACTTTCATCTAATTCGTCAAATATAATCTGTAAAGTTTCTTTAAGAATCATATAACTCTCCTTATTTCTTTTCAAATACAGTAATAGTTTTCTCTACGGGTTTGACTTCATAGAATTCTTCATAAGTTGAACCATCGTATGATGCATACCAACCATCAAACTTAATGAATACAACCTGCATACCATCTGAGAATGAGTAAACACTCCAGTATTCAGAACCTTGGTCTTCACCACCATAGCGATCTACGAGTTCAAAATTAAGGTTAGCTTCGGTAAGTTGTTTTTTGAATTCTATAACGCTATCTTCATCCCATCTATATGGTTTATCCTTAACATCACCACCGTTAAAAGCATCTTTAACTTCATCATCAGCTTTTCTAAGTAACGCAGAAACTTTATCAATTAATTTATCAGTCATATTACTCCTTTAGTAAAATTTGTTTAACATTTTCAAACTTAGCAGCATCAAACATATCCAAGACTTCTGTATAGTTGTCAATTGTATAGTCTCTAAACCAACCTGAACACAGTGTAGTACAAATTTTATTGATTGATTTGTAAAACGCTAGTTTAGCTGGTGTCTTCCAATCGCTAGGTACTAAGAACCTTTCAGTTGAAATAACATAAGCTTCCTCTGCAATGCATCTAAGTTTGTCTGCATGGCTTAGATTGTACCACAGTTTTTTATCACACCACGCTAAACTTGAATCTTTTTGTAGTTTTTTATACAAGGGTTCTTCATGGTAAGCAAACAACTCGTGCAAGTAGTCATGATTATACTTCTTAGTTACTGCATCATCAAAGAATCCTTCTACACTTTGCATCAAGTTTGGACTACCTTGTGGATATGCTGACATGGTAAGCTTGATGCGTTTGTTTAACACATCTTCATCCTTATCAGTGAAGAACGGACGAAATACTTTTAAGTACATATTGTATTGTGTCATGTGCTTTTCAAACTTACGATCACGCCACAAGTGACTGCGCTTTACAATGGTAAGACCAATAGGGTTAACCACATAAACTCTTTGACCTGCGATTTCAACCCAGTGCGTACTTGCATAGTTTAGCAGATCGTAGTTACCAATTGTATCGAACGTATGATGTTCAACACGCTTTGTATTGTCAGTGATTTTATGTTCGCCAATAATATCCCAATCTGCATCTGGTCTTACCTTAAAGGTGTTACTCCAGTATTGCAATGCTTGTGAACCAATCAATAGATTTTTCATTCCTACTCCTTAGTTATAGTTCAGTATATTCCGTATCTTAGTTCCTCGTCATGCTTTAGCTCACATGCGTCATAAAACCCAAATAGTAAACCACGTTCGTTTACCCAACCTGAAATATACTGAACTATAACCTCTGGTCCCTAAACCAGTATTATAGTGTCTTGTTACATCCGGACGACAATCCTTTGGTCTTGGAAATCCTGCAGTACCACACCATCAGTACTTGCATTTTTAATGATAGGGCTTTCACCTACCTCGACCGAAGTGTGCTGCTAACTCTAGGGATACGAGCAACAAGCATGGCGGGACTAATTTATGGTGCGAGTGGAGGGATTCGAACCCCCGACCAATGGTGTAGAAGACCAGTGCTCTATCCAACTGAGCTACACTCGCTTAATCTAAATTATACATCAGTTTTCAACTTTGTGTCAACATTTCGCAAAATATTTTCTTTGATGTTCAACCTAGCTAATTCGTTTAGATCACATTGTGGCATTTGCATACAAGCCCTGAGCATACCATCTTTGTACTGTTCTAGAGTACTGTGTTCTTTATTGTACTTGTACTCATAACTCATGATTGTACTCCAAAATATTCCTTGAGAATTTTACGAATGTCTCTAGCATAATATTTAGCTACAGAATCGGATACACCAGCATACTCAAAACGATTAGCTAAAAACTCCAACATTTCTTTTGGATTAGTAGCAACAGGATCGTTACACCCACAATCACAATCTTCATTCATATCAAACCTTTCTGATAACTAGCTTTTCAGCTTCACTTACATAATAATCCAGATCAACATCATAACCGAAATCAGCAATGTTGTTACAGGTCTTTACATTCCAAGATGTATCAATACCTAATCTTCTGTCGCTCTTATCTTCATTGTCTTCCAATGCTGGCATCAACTTGATAAGTTTACCACCAGTCTTACAAGGATAGTATCTGCAGATGTTCTGTTGTTGCTCTACACGACCATCTTCAAATTCTAGCACAAGTTTTGAACTGCGAGGAACTTTTGTACGCAGCATGAAATCAAAGATGTGACCTTGATCAAGTCGCTCCTGAATGAACTCTCTTACATCCTTGCCATGCAGCATAGCAGCTTCTGCAGCCATTGGAATCACTAGACCGCCTTGATTTTGATGCCAACCCAAGTCTTCATACTGATATGCACCCTTGCGTTTGACCTTACCGTTTGTGTATACAGCAATGTAATTGTTAACATCACGAATGTACATGTTCTGATAATCCACGAATTCTAACTCAAGCTTTACATCCTTTTGCCATTGCGAACAAATTTCATTGTACTGCTCTTCACTATCTCGTGTCATAGCTACAGTCAAACCGTCAGTATTTAGCTGCACAAGTTTAAGCTTTGGAATCTGCAATAAACGATCTGCAAGCATCAATAATGACAATTGACCGTTAATAGTAATTGACATTGTAAACTTTGGATCATAGAACACAGAGTATTTATCATTGCTCTTACCGTATGTACCATTCAATGCAAGTTTAAGCATTGCATTCTCAGGAGTATTCTTAGCATAGGATTTGCGCTGCTCGTACATGTCTTGATAAATAACGCAAAACTCTGCACCTAAATGCTCAGGATAAATCTTATTTGAAATAGCAATATTAGGATACATCGAACTTACATCAGCATCACGAACCATGTAGGTTTTACCAGCACTAACAATCTTTTCAGTCAACGATGCATGTACACCACCTACACCAAAGTCAATGCGATAACCGTCTACAAGCACGTTTAGTGTCTCAGCAATACGGTAGCATCCCCAATATGATTTCTTGGGTACTCTGACCTTCTTGCGCTTCTTAGTAAGGTCTGGACAACCATCAGCATCCAATGGATATTCCATTACGTGTTCACCATTGGCATCAAACAGATATTCTGTAGCCTTGAGTTCTTCTACTTCAATCCAACCCAATGGATGTTCATTCTTGAATTCATCAGTATCTCTTTCAGTTGGAGCGCCTTTGAACTTCTTGCGCTTTACCGTAAGGTTTGAATATTTAGCCACTAACCCTAGATTATGCTCTTCAATGTCTGAAAAAACACCCTTTGTCTCAGTTATCACCTGCTTGGAAAACCAGTCATAAACAGCTTGGAATTCTGGACGATCAAACTTGTAATAACTAAACAGACAGTCTTTAATCGCAATCTTGTCTCGCTTGGTTTGCATCATGACTTTCTTACCGTCTTTGAACTTGTGTAGCTTTACACCTGATTCTTCAAGCTTCATTTGAAAGAATTCTGCACCAATCTTTGTATCGTCAGCATTGGTAAAGTCACGACCAAGCTTAATACTCAGGTTGTCCCTGAATTCAATCTGAGTGAGAGACTTCAAATAAAACGCAAGAGTACAGCGTACATCGTGCATGTTATAGGTTTTGAGCTTGTCGATTTCAGCATCGGTCAACTCAGCATCTACAGCATAAGGTAGGTCTTCAATGTTATCCATACGCATGTTGAATTCCAGCATCTTTAGACCAGTGGCTTTTGCTTTGTTATTAAAGTGATGAATCCGGTACAAGTCAACTTGTGGAATGATTTGTTCGTCAGCTTTGATGCTGTGACCAAAGCCATTATCCTTGAAGGAATCAATCTGCTTTTGTGCAAGCTTGTGTACATCAACAGCAACTTGCTTGCCTGTTTTGGAAAGCCAACGACTGCGAGTTGTAAGTACTTCGTGCAAGATCGGATAGTCGAATCCTACGTTATTAAAGCCTACCAAACGACCAGCAGTAGCCTCAATGTGATCAACGCAAGCGTAGATGCGCTCAAGTTCATTTGTGCGGTTAGAAACCTCAAATACTCGTGCGTGTTTACCATCTGCACGAATGACAGCAAACGTAAATGCAGACTTGTACGTTTCAAGGTCATAAATCCAGTCTCTTGTCAAATCCATTTATACTTCTCCAATAAAGAAAACCTAGAGTCTATCACAACTCTAGGTCTACGTCAAGCTTTAGTTGTTATTGTTCAACCAATCATCTAAGTTGTGCAATGTGTGAGTATCGTTGTCATAGTACACGTTACCAGCAGGTCCAGTCAATCCACAAATACGATTCTTACTCAGTACAACTTTGGTTGTATTACGTTCAGTTGCATCTTCTGCGTATTTATTTCGACTTAGCAAAATGTTAGCTGAAGCTGATTTAATAATAGTAGAACTACCTTGAATTTCTTCTTCAGTAAATGAACCACCTTGTGAAGAGTTCTGTACTCCAGAAGCTGACTTACGAACGTGATTAATAAAAATCAACGTTACGTTATGACTCTTGATGATACCTTTGGACCATTTCATAAACAATGCTTGGTCTTCATTGGATAAACCATCTAGAATATCCTGTAAAGGGTCAAGCACAATGATTCTGCAACCGCATGATACCACAAGCTCTTCTACTGTATCTTGAATCTCTTCGATTGTACCATCACGGTTATC